AGAAGAAGATTCTAGTTCTACATGATCTAGCCGGCGATCCTGAAGTCCAGCATCTCAGAAACGATGGCTGGAAGAAATTTGATAAGCTTGTATTTGTTAGCCATTGGCAACAACAGATGTACAACGCATACCTTGGTGTTCCGTTTGACGCTGGGGTTGTTCTACAAAACGCAATTGAACCTATTGGCATCCATCTGAAAAAGGCTGATAAGGTTCGTCTGATGTACTTCTCGACTCCTCATCGTGGTCTTGAGTTGTTATACCCATCATTCAATCATTTGTACAAGAAGTACGGTGACAAGATCGAACTGAATGTGTTCTCTTCTTTCAACCTCTATGGTTGGGAAGAACGTGATAAGCAATATGAGTCAGTATTCAAGTTGTTGAAAGCACATCCTGGAATCAACTACTCGAAAGCGGTGTCTAACGAAACAATTCGTGAAGAACTGAAGCGTTCGCATATTCTAGCTTATCCATCTATCTGGCAAGAGACTTCGTGTTTAGTCTTGATCGAAGCGATGTGTGCTGGACTCACGTGTGTTCATTCATCACTCGCAGCACTTCCTGAGACAGCTTTGGGTTGTACATACATGTATGATTATACTGAGAACCAGATCACACATATGCAGAGGTTCACTCAGACTCTTGACGAAGCTATTCAGGATGTTGCCGATGATATGTCAATGTCAGAAGATCGTATTGAATTCGTCAACGAGACATACTCGTGGCACAACAGAAAACTGCAATGGGAAAACCTGTTGACATCTCTCCTGTGATGGAGTATAGTTTGACTGAAGGAGTAAACTATGGCAAAAGCATCACTTAAGACTATTACGGCTAAGAAGAAGAAACCGGATCTTAAACCGGTTCCTCAACGCAAGTCAAGCGCAGCCAAGATCCTTGAAGAACGGCATATCGGTGCAGAGATCACCGATTGGTCGACTGTTAAAAACATGGATCACGCGATCTATCAGAACCTTCGTAACTATGGTTACTTCTATGATCATAAAGAAGCTTTTGGTTGGGCTACCACTTGGGTAAAGAAACACCGTACAGCTTCAGAACTTGCTGACTTCAAAGAGTCTGAAGATTGGCGCGTGAATACTACACTTGGTGGGCTCGCAAAAATGCATATGGCTGGTGCACCTCTCGAAGAGAAGTATATGAAGCGTTTGAATGATGGTATCAACGCTGCTATCAAAGCCGGTGCAGCAAATCGTGCTGTAACAGAAGCAGCTTTAAAAACTATGCCGGTGAAAACCGCTGCAGACGTTTTGAATAGTCGTATCAGTGACTTTATTGCTGAAGTCGAGTATGTGATTGATCTTTATCATGATCCGAAGACGTGGGTTGATGGTGAGAACTATTCGGTGTTTAATGAACTCAAAAAGATCGCTGCGCCAAAGCCTTTGGCACAAAGTGTGTACGACTATTACAAACCGCTGTATGATGAGATTGATGAACTCATCACAAACAAGACGCCAGATCTTGTTGAAGGCTATGGACATCTGAAGACTGCTAAAGAAAAGAAAGACTATTGGTCCTTCATCAAGAATATCATCGATGATTGCCAAAAGTATCAGAACGCTCAAGCCGCAACTAAAGTCCGTGCTGTTCGTCAGCCACGCGCTAAGAAGAAAATTCCTGTTGAAAAACTTGTTGCTAAGGTTCAATATCAAAAAGAAAGTGCTGAATACAAACTCACTTCAGTCGACCCTGCAAATGTGATTGGCGCAACTGATGTATATCTATTCAACACGAAGAGTCGACAGCTCATCCAACTGGTTGCAGCTTCAGTCGATGGGTTTAGTATCCGTGGTACAACTATCACAAACTTCTCAGAGACATCATCTTGGCGAAAGACTTTGCGTAAGCCTGAAGAAGTTCTTACAAGTATCGGTAAAACGACCAAAGCACGAGTTGCAAAGGTATTCATTGATATTACGACAAAGGCTGCTCCGGCAAACGGTCGACTCAATGAAGATACAATCATCCTGAAAGTGTTTAAGGGTTGACATTTGAAAAAAAGTGATATATACTTATCTAGTTATAAATTCTCAGGAGCTCTAACATGGCCATTCTGGTCGATCTAAATCAAGTAATGATTGCTAACCTTATGGTTCAAATTGGCAATCATCATAACGCCGAAGTTGACGAGAACATGATTCGTCACATGGTACTTAACTCTATCCGGTATAATCGGGTAAAGTTTAAAGATGAGTTTGGTGAACTCATCATCTGCGCTGATGATAAGAATTATTGGCGTCGAGCGCAATTTCCCTACTACAAAGCAGCCCGTCGCAAGAATCGTGAAGAGTCAGAACTCGATTGGTCTTCGATCTTTGCAGCACTGAATAAAGTTCGTCAAGAACTGAAAGACGTGTTTCCGTACAAAGTCATTCAAATCGACGGCGCTGAAGCTGATGACATCATTGGTACGATTATCCACAAAGAAGGTAAGCTTCTGAATGCTGGTGAAAAGTTCCTTATTCTATCAGGTGATAAGGACTACATCCAACTTCATAAGTATGCAAACGTAAAGCAATACAATCCGGTGATGAAGAAATTCGTGGTTCATTCGAATCCTGAAGAGTATCTATTTGAGCACATCGTTAAAGGCGATGCTGGAGATGGTGTGCCTAACATCCTTTCTCCGGATAACTCCTTTGTTCTTGGTATCCGTCAGAAGCCGGTTACTAAGAAGAGATTGGAAGAGTGGCTTGATATAAATAAGATGAGTTCAGAAGTTAAGCGCAACTATTTGCGTAACAAAGCACTCATCGATCTATCAGAGATTCCCTCGCATATCCAAGAAAAAATCATCGAAGAATATGAACGTGAAAACACGAAAGATCGGTCGCAACTTCTCAACTTTTTTATCCAAAACAGATTGAAACTGCTCACTGAAAATCTCGGTGAGTTTTGACCGGAGAACCAATTGAGTAATACACGTTCATTATCAGAAATCGTGACTAAAGCATGCGAAATGAAAACCCAAGAAGAAAAGGTATCTTGGCTTAAAGAAAACAATAGCGAAGCATTACGCACGATTCTAACTGTCATGTTTGACAAAGCAAACTTTGTGTGGAATATCCCGAGTGATTCGATTCCACCCTATAAACCATCACCGCATGTAGAGTCTCATGGTATGTTGTATCGTCAGACCCGTAAACTTCGATACTTTATCAAAGGGTACGACGGTGAAAATCTAAGTCAATATCGTAGAGAGTTCTTGTTTATTGAGATGCTCGAAAGCATTGATCAAGAAGACGCTAAGCTTATGGAAAAAGTCCTTCTACAGACACCACCTGATGGACTCACATTAAACGCAGTAAATGAGGCACTTGGCCTTACTATTGCTACTACAGACGAAAAACCTGAACCGAAGAAAAGAGGCAGAAAACCTAAAAATGTCTAAGAAGCAGAAGAATTTTAAAGAATGGCATGATGACGAGTGGGGTACATCTGACGATGTTAAGCGAGATGGAAAGCGCTACAACGCAAAGAAAGAGTTCGTAAAACAAGAAAGAGATCGTAAGTCTCGTCAGAAAAATAGCTTCTTTGAGATTGATAAGAGCAATTGACATTTCTTCGGGAATGACTTAATATACAATGTAACTGAGTGAAAGATAGATATGAATCTCGCGAAAAAAGTAATTCTAGTCGACGCAGACGGTGTTCTGCTTGACTGGTTCCATAGTTTTGCACAATGGATGAACTTCCATGGATACCCCATCGTTGTAAATGATGAGTATCAAATTGAAAAGACTTTTGATATTCCTAAGGAACAAGCAAAAGCTCTTGCTCGGCACTTTAATGAAAGTGCACGAATCGAACACCTTCCGCCCTTTCGTGATGCTATCAAATATGTCCGTAAGCTTCACGAAGAACACGGTTATGTATTCCACTGTATCACATCGTTGAGTTCTGATCCTTTTGCTGGACACCTGAGGCAGAAGAACTTAAAAGCGCTGTTTGGTGAAACTGTGTTCGAAAAAATCATGTGTCTCGATACTGGTGCTGATAAAGATGAAGCTTTGGCACCATACAAAGACACTGGCTGTATCTGGGTAGAAGACAAGTTTGAAAATGCTATGGCTGGCCTGAATGCGGGATTGACTCCATTCTTGCTAGATCATGGGCACAACAAAAATCAGCATCATCCTGACATCCAACGTGTAAATAACTGGCGCCACATTTATGAGTTGATTGTCTAATAGATATAAATATCTTTGTGGTAGTGAACAAAGGGATCCTACGGGGTCCCTTTTTTATTGGAGAC